TACGGACAAGGAAATTACTCCTATGGCGTAAGCCTTGGTGCTTTAGCCATTTCCGATACCAGTGCCATGACACTGGCGGCTACACGCATCTGTATAGGTGCTGTAGCTGTTTCTGATGATAGTTCTGTAGCGGTTGCCGCTAATGTTGTTAAAACAGGTAGTTTTGCAGTAGTAGCATCAAGTTCTGTAGCGGTATCTGCTAATAGATTGGCGATAGGTGCGGCATCAATTTCTAGTTCTAGCTCTGTTACTGCATCTGCAACAAGGGTTGCAATAGGTGCGTCTGCTATTTCTAGTTCTAGCACTGTTTCTGTGTCAGCAAGTCGTGTTGCTATTGGTGCTTTAACTACTACTGATGCTAGTACATTAGTTGTTAATGGGGTAAGGGTTGCTTTTGCAACAATGACTGTTGCTCATTCTTCAACATTGGTTGTTGGATCTCAAGTTATTGCTAATGCTAACTTTCCGATAGTTGCATCTAGTAGCATGACTGTTGGTAGTCAAAGAAAGCAGACTGGTTCTTTGAGTATTGCTTGCGTATCAAGCATGAGTGTTTCTGGTAATCAAAAGTGGCTTGCTGAAAGCGATGTATCTGAGACTTGGACAGGTATTAATGATACTGATGAGACTTGGACACAAATTACAGACGTATCTGAAACATGGACTGCAATTAGCGATTCAAGTGAAACTTGGACTGCGGTTGCGGATAATAGTGAATCTTGGCAAATAGCCGCATAGAGGTGAAAAAATGGCAGATACCACAACAACCAACCTAGGACTTACTAAACCAGAAGTAGGAGCCAGTACAGACTCTTGGGGTGGCAAAATAAATACAGACTTAGATAGCTTAGATGCTATTTTTAAGGCTGATGGCACTGGCACATCAGTGGGTCTGAATGTTGGCTCTGGTAAGAAGCTAATTACTACTGATGGAGCCACAATCCAGGGCTTAACAGTAGGCCGTGGTGCAGGTGCTGTGTCTACCAATACTGCGGTGGGTGCTAGTACGTTGGCGGCTAATACTACGGGTCAAAACAACACTGCTTTGGGTTACGAGGCACTTAACGCCAACACCACAGCAGACCGCAACACGGCAGTCGGCTACCGAGCAGCTTATTTAAACACCACTGGCGCAACCAACGCTGTTGTGGGGTATCTGGCGGCTTACTCAAATCAAACTGGAAGTAAAGTTACAGCGATTGGTAATGGTGCTCTTTATTCAAACACAGTCTCACACAACACTGCGGTTGGCTCTCAATCTTTGAACTCAAATACAACTGGTCAATACAATAACGCAGTTGGTTGTGAAGACGCTGGTGGTTTCCCTGCTCTTTATTCAAACACAACTGGCTCTTATAACGTGGCAATGGGTGCTGGCTCACTAAAATCCAACACCACAGCATCTAACAACACTGCTGTAGGTTATCAAGCGGGGTATTCAAATACTACTTCCGCAAATAACACTGTTGTCGGTTATCAGGCGGGTTACAGCAATACAACAGGAGCTGCTCAAACATTTTTTGGCGCTAACGCTGGAAGAGCAACAACTACTGGTGACAACAACACAGCACTTGGTCTTGGTGCGCTAAGGGTTAATACAACTGGCACAGGAAATACTATTGTTGGTTGTGGCGCTGGTGACCTATTAACTGGCAGTTACAACACAATTATTGGCCCGTTTGTGTCTGGGGTTGCTGGCGCTGGCGACTTGATGACCACAGGCTCTAAGAACACCATTATTGGTCGTTTTAACGGCAACCAAGGTGGCCTAGACATTCGCACATCAAGCAACAAAATCGTGCTGTCTGATGGGGATGGAAATCCTGCTGTGTATATTGACAATCCAAATGCAAATACTGCTGTTTTTGCTAACTCAGCAACTGGAAACAGATATGCTATTTTTGGAATGAGCATAAATAGCACATACAAAGCGCAAATGTATTGGGATAACACCAATCTTGCAACATATATCCAATCTGGTGGAACTGGTGGCGTCTATCTTGGTGTTAACGGAAATGCTTGGGTATCTGTTTCCGATGAAAGGTTGAAAGAAAACCTTGTTGCTATTGAAAACGGATTGTCTAAAGTATGTTCATTGCGTTCTGTAACTGGCAATTTTATTGATGACGAATCTAAGAAATCAAAATCATTCTTAATTGCACAAGATGTACAAGCTGTGCTTCCAGAAGCTGTGTCAACATCAACGCAAAAAGATAGCGATACAGAATATCTTGGTGTTGCATATTCTGATGTTATCCCGCTTCTTGTAGCCGCCATCAAAGAACTCAAAGCAGAAATTGATATTTTGAAAGGTAACGTATGACTACTGAAACACTAACACCCGAACAAATTGCCAAGCACTACTCAGCTTGCTTAGATAGCGTGGCTCTCATCAATGCTGGCAAACCAGAAGACATGACTGCTGAAGATTGGGCAGACTGCTTGGCTCGTAACAAAGAGCATTTAGTTCTAATGCTGGCTAAAGACTTCTGGACAACAGAAGATTTAACACCACTACGGGCCGCATCAGCATGAAGCTAGAGCTAGACGTTAACGAGATTAATTTTGTATTGCAGACCCTTGGTGAACTACCAAGCAAGTCAGGCGTGTGGCCTTTGATCCTCAAGATTAAAGAACAGGCTGATAAGCAATTACCTAAAGAAGCACCAACGGAGTGAAGTCATGGAAGAAGTTACCCATTCACAGATCTACGAAAGACTGCTTGCAGTTGAAACTAAGGTAGATACTATAGACACCAACACCAAAGGTCTTGTAGAGGCTATACACGCCTTGGATGGGGCTTTTAAGGTGCTTGGATGGGTGGCCTCTGCCGCTAAACCTATTCTGTGGGTTGGTGGATTGATTATGGCAGCGGGTGCTATTTGGCAAACTTGGATTAAGAAGTAATGTCTGGGAAGCAACAACTAGATATGCCACCAGTTCCTAATTTGGGAACTTCTGGTGTTGCTTACTCTCAAGAAGTACAAAACCAAAATAATGGTTCATTGAGAACATTCTTTATTAAGTTGGTCAATGCTATTCAATCCATCACTTCTCGCATGGGTGGAAAGTACATTAATTTTCCTTATGGTGCTTTTCAAGACTCTACAGACCAAACTGCCGCTAGTACAACTGTTGCCTATGCGATTACATTTAACACAACAGATTTCTCTAATGGTGTTACTTTATCTAATTCTTCAAGATTAAATGTGAGTAACCCAGGTCTTTACAACTTACAGTTTTCCATTCAGTTTAAGAACACCACAAACGATGGTCAAGATGTGGATGTTTGGTTTCGTAAGAATGGAACAAATATCGCAAACTCAAATAGCAGATTTCACCTAGTAGCGAGAAAAGCTTCTGGTGATCCTAGTCATATCATTGCTGCATTGAATTTTTTTGTTGACATGGCGGCTAATGATTACATTGAGATTATGTGGAGAACTGAAAATACTGGTGTAAATATTGAGCATTTTGGGACTAGCACTAGCCCAACTAGACCCGCAGTTCCTAGCGTTATTGCTACAATGAGCTTTGTTTCTAACCTACCTGATTGACAAAGTATGGCCTACATTCCACTGCAAATTCCACCAGGTGTCTTTAAGAATGGTACTGAGTATCAATCTAAAGGTCGTTGGAACAACTCTAACCTAGTTCGTTGGTTTGAGGGAACTATTCGCCCTGTCGGTGGGTGGAGAAAGCGCACACAAACTCAATTGTCAGGAATGGCTAGGGGTTTGCTTAATTGGCGTGATAACTCTAATAACCGAAGGATTGCCATTGGCACTCATTCAAAGCTATATGTTTTGAGTGAAAGTAACGTATTGACAGACATTACACCCGCTACTTTTACAGTTGGTGATGCCAATGCCGTACAAAAGATTGGCTATGGTTATGGTGCTTATGGTGAATCTGCCTATGGCGTTGCTAGACCAGACTTAGGATCTGTTACTCCCGCCACCACATGGTCATTGGATACATGGGGTGAGTATCTGGTTGGTTGCTCATCTAAAGATGGTAAGTTGCTTGAGTGGCAATTGGATGTTGCGGTAGACGCTGCCGCTCTAACAAATGCTCCTACAGGAAATGCAGGTCTTATTGTTACTCAGGAACGCTTTGTCTTTGCCTTGGGTGCGGGTGGCAATCCACGTAAAGTACAGTGGTGTGACCAAGAAAATAATACTGTTTGGACTCCTTTGGCTACAAACCAAGCGGGTGATTTTGAGCTAACCACTGTAGGATCTTTACAATGTGCCAAACGAATCCGTGGAACTACTATTCTGTTCACAGATGTGGATGTCCACACTGCAACTTATATTGGCCCTCCTTACATCTACAGTTTTGATCGTGTTGGTACTGGTTGCGGAGTTATCTCTAAGCAAGCAGTAGCGGCTACTGACAACGCCTGTATCTGGATGTCTGGATCAGGTTTCTGGGTGTTTGACGGCTTTGTTAAGCCTTTGCCTTCTGATGTATCAGATTATGTCTATAGCAACCTGAACACTACTCAAGCCTCTAAAATCTACTGCGTCCATAACTCTGCTTATGGTGAGATTTGGTGGTATTACCCAAGTCTTTCAAGTAATGAAAATGACTCCTATGTCACCTATAACTATCGTGAGAATCATTGGTCTATTGGTACGTTAATACGCACGTGCGGTACTGATAAGGGTATCTTTAGCAACCCTATTCTTGTGGATGCTGATGGTTATGTCTATGAGCATGAAGTAGGCCATAACTATGATTCTCAGACACTTTTCGCTGAGTCTGGACCCATTGAGTTAGGTGTTGGAGAAAGGACTATGAGTCTGACGGGAATGATTCCTGATGAAAAGACTGCGGGTGATGTAACCGCCAGTTTCAGCACCAAGTTCTACCCAAACACAACCAAATATGACTATGGTCCATATACCTTGTCATCTCCCACTTCTATTAGGATTACTGGTAGACAAGTAGCGGTAAAGATTCAGGGTAACACCCTAACTGATTGGCGAGTAGGTATTATTAGGTTTGATGGCAAACTTGGTAGTTTGCGGTAAAACTAGCTATTTTCTTGTATAAATATTATGATAGAACATGATACTAACGAATGGCGTGAAATAAGAAATGCCAAACTGTTAGAATGGTTTGGTGGCAACCAAAGTGCTGTAGACTTTTTAGTCGCTTTATCAAGTATTGCTGAGTTATGGGATGACTTAGTAGATAAAGATAAAGAGCCTAGTCGTAAAGAGATAGATGCTGTCTTTTGGAACGCTTTGGTGACGCTACCTACAAATGAGTTCTTTAACGCTAATAGGTCATTTTTAATGCCTTTAGTGATTCAGAGTATAAATGCTTGGCAAGACTCTGTAGAACTTGAAAATGGTAATACTAATGACAGAGCCTATGCGCTCACATTGCGTATTATTTCATTACAAATAGCACCAATGATAGTCTTATTGCTTAGAGGACAAGAAGCAATGAGAGATATTAGTACGGAAATGTGGCGTTATTTTACGTCACATGATGATGCAATTAAATGGATACAAGGGGAATGATATGTCTCTAGGCGGCTCAAGCTCAACTACACAACAATTAGATCCTGCACTGCGTGATCTATATTTAAAAAATTATCAAAGCGCAGAAAATGTAGCGTCTAACTTAGGACCTCGTCAATTTGCAGGTTTTACTCCTGACCAATATGAGTATTTTGAGCAAACCCGTCAATTTGCCGATCCTAACAGCCGCCAAATGCAACAGGTTGGTACTGCCGCCAATATTGCAGAAAGAGCGGGAACATATCTACCAGAGCGAGTTCGTGCGGGTTCTTTGTTAAACCAAGATGTTGGTGCGTATATGAGTCCATATACACAAAATGTTACAGAGCAAGGTTTAAGAGATATTAATCGTTCTAGATTGCTAGAGCAACAAAGAACATCCGCTGGCGCTACTGCTGCTAAAGCTTTTGGTGGATCACGCCAAGGTGTTGCAGAAGCAGAAACTAATCGTGCTTATGATGAGAATGCACTAAGGTATGTAGGCGAACAAAATGCTAGAGCCTTCCAAGCCGCCCAAGCGGGTGCTGAAGCCGATTTGCGAAGGCAACAAGAAGCTAGATTGGCAAACCAAGGTGCGGGATTACAAGCTAATCAGCAACGTATTACTGCTAGTGGTCAGCTTGCTAATATTGGCGCTCAAGGTCAACAAATGGGCTTTGCAGGAGCCAATCAACTTGCTCAACAAGGATTATTGCAACAAGGATTTACTCAAACACAAATTGATGCACTTCGCAATCTTCCTTTGGAGCAACAGCAGATTATCAATCAAGCATTGGGTATCAATGTTGCTGGTGGTTCTGGTATGCAATCAAGATCTTCATCAAACCAAGGAATACTTGGTATATTCGCATAAGGAATTTGTATGTTTAATATTGGGCTGTTATCTGATGCGGCATTGACGGGACTGTCTGCTGCCGACAAAGAATCAATGCAAAAACAAGCTACTCAACAGTTCTTGTTGGGCAGTTTGTTGAGTGGTGATCCTGGTGTTGGCTTTAAGTCAGCATCAGAGATTCCTGCTACTGCAATCTCAATGCAAGATATGTTGCGTAAGAGTCAACAAGCTCAAGCAGATCAAGCGGCTTTAGAAGGTTTCCGAGCTAAATACACTCCCACCCAATTCCAAGAAGCTAACCCTGCTTATATGGGTCCTGTTACACCAGATCAATTGGCACAACAAGAGCAAATTAAAGGTGCTAGAGCGCAAGGTTTGCCATTCAACATACAAAATGCTTTGCAAGATGTATTGGCATTGCCTACTGCTTCACAAAGCGGTATGCGTGAAACTATTACTGCGTTGCAACCAAGGGTTCAAGGCGACTTGTTGATGAACCCTAATATGCAGATCATTCGTGGTTTGCCATCACAAAAAGATGGAATTACATATCAATTTAATCCTTTAACTGGTGGTTATTCTGCGGCTCCTGTGCAGAACTATATGCAGTCTAGGATTCAGACTACTCCCCCAGAAGTATCTACAAATACTATGCTTGTTCCATTGCAGGGTGGTGGATTTACCCAGCAAGTTATTCCAGGTGCTCCTGCTGCAATTGGTGCTATTAAATCTGCTGAAGCAGTTGGACAGGCTGCAGGCCAAGTTGAACAAGTTGTTGGTTTAGATGGTAAAACATATTTTGTTCCTAGGTCTTCATTGCTTACTCAGCGTCCTGCTGTGGGCGGTACAACAGGTGGTACTGCTGGAGGTGGCGTTGCTGGCGCAGTAGCTAAGATTTCTCCTGCTCAAGAAGCAGTAAATCTTGCAACTTCAAATCGATACAACGAGTTTACAAAGACTGCTCTTGATGCCGCATTGACAGTTGGTGATCGTAAGACTTCTGCTGAATATTTGTATAACGCTGCTGAACAACTTGATCCTAATAAACTGACAGAGTTTTTTGCTACAGGTGCGGCTTATATGAGAGCAATACCTGGTGTTGGCGATAAATTTGACTCATTGGTAGGTAATGTTAACTTGCTAAACAAAACACGATCTGAAGGTGTTTTGAAGGGTTTGAGCAACATTAAAGGCAACGCTAATGCGTTTGAAGGTGGCATTGTTGACAAGGCTACAACTGGTGTGACAGATCCTAAGTTTGTTACTAAATATGTGTCTGCATTAGAGATTGCCGCTGCAGATAAAGATGATGCTCGTCAGAGATTTATTGATTCTTATACAGGTGATCCAAAAGCTGTTTATACAGCATGGGCTAATTCACCTGATAACCCACGTTTATATAACCATCCAAAGGTCAACCAGTTCCTTAATGAGCAAATTGCTGCCAATCCAAGCAAGCCAGTTTTGCCAGCAGGATTCCAACTTGTTCAAGGTAAATCTGGAAGATATGGCGTTAAAAAGCCAGATGGTACTGTAATGTTTGTTGGTCAATAACATGGCGACTAAAGACGAAATCTTTGCATTTGCTGCTGAAGAAGCAGAACGCCAAGGTGTTCCTCTTTCTTTGGTACAAGGTGTTGTACAAGCTGAATCTGGGGGTGCTTTTAACGCTATAGGACCTAAAACAAGGTTCAATGATCGTGCTTATGGGCCTATGCAGTTAATGAGTGCTACTGCTAAAGATCTTGGTGTCAATCGTATGGATTGGAAAGATAACATCCGAGGGGGTGTTAAGTATCTAGGCCAGTTGTCAGAACGATTTCAAGATCCTACTTTGGTGGCGGCTGCTTATAACGCTGGCCCAAGTAATGTTGAAAAGTATGGTGGAGTTCCTCCATTTAAAGAAACACAAAACTACGTTAAGAAGGTGGTTGGTATGGCTCAAAAAGACGATGAAGATTGGAAACCAGTTACTGGTATTTCTCAACAACAAGCTCCAACTGAAGAGTTTAAGCCAGTAACGGGTATTAATGTACCTACACAACAACAACCTCAACAAACTGGTGGTAGCCAGTTTATGCAAGACGTTCAAGCAAGCTTTAGACCACTAGATGTGTTCCGTGGCAAGACTACTAGTGGACAGTTAATCACTGGTACTGCTAATTTAATGTCCAAAGGCATTAAAGGTGGTTTGAGTGCGCTTGGCTTGTCTGATGAATACCTTGGCATTGATCGTACTAAAGAACAACCTGTTGCTCCACCAACTCCATCCATTAGCGACATTTTAAAAGGCACTTATAAGGTGGCTACAGAGCGTCCAGGCTTATTGGTTGGTGGGTTGTTGAGTGGTTTGCCTGACCCAACAAATTTATTGTTGCCTGGCGCTTTACAAAAATCCATTGTTGCGGGGACACCTACTGCTCTTACACAGATGGCTCCAAGAACCGCAGCTTTGTCTCAAAATGTTTTAACTGGATCGACTACTGCTGGATTAACTTCTGCTGCTGCACAAGCGGCAAACACTGGTTCTATTAATCCTTTACAACTAGCAAATGAAACTGTTGCTGGTGCATTAATGACATTGCCAACGGCTACAGTTAGTGCTGCAACGACACCTCGTCAAGTAGTTCCTTTGACTCAAAAACAATTGATTGCACAACGAGCAATTGAACAAGGTGCAACATTAGTTCCTTCAGAGGTAAATCCTTCAATTTTGAACAACTTGCTTGAAGCTTTTTCTAGTAAACCTCAAACTAAACAACTTACTTCTGTCAAAAATGCAGAAATTGGTAACGCAGCAGCTAGAAAATTTTTAGGTGTTGACCCTGACATAGCAATTACTCTTCCAGTTTTAAATAAATTCCGTGAGGATAGAGGTCAGTTTTATGATGCCTTACGAGCCAATAAAACTTATTACGCAGATCAATCATTTCTTAAGTCTATTTCGGATAAATTGGATGATTTAAATGATGTAGCACCAACTAATAATGTTCTAGCGGAAATAAATACTTTAAAAGGATTACAACAACTTAACTTTAACAGCAAGGGTTTTGTTGAGCAAATGAAGCGTTTAAAAAAAGACTCTGGGACAAATCTGATTTCTCAAGATCCAGCAAACCGAAATCTTGGAGAAATTCAAAGATTTGCTGTTAACCAAATGGAAGATTTAGCAGAAAGAAATTTGACCAACATTTATAAGCAGCCTGATGTTGTAAAAAACTTTAAACAAGCTCGTGAAGACATTGCTAAAAGCTACACTCTACAAAAATCATTAAATTTAGCTACTGGTGATGTGTCTTTGGCTGAACTTGGTCAACGTGCAAAACGGGGAAAGATTGTTCCTGCTGAACTTCAAGTATTGGCTGATGCTGCTGCTGCTTTCCCAAATTCTTTCCAAAACGTAGCCCGTATTGGAAATGCTCCTGGACCAAATTTAACAGACGTTGCCGCTGGTACTGTTGGTGCTGTTTCAACTGGAAATGCTGGCGCTCTTGGAGCTGTTTTTGGTAGGCCACTTGGAAGAAGTTTAATTACAAGCCCAATGTACCAACGGAATTTGTTGCCAAACACTACGCCTCAAACACCTGGTCTGTTAAACAGAATTACATCTGATCCCATGACTAATTATGGTTTAGGTCAGTTACCTCAGTTTGACGCTGACCGCTTCTTGCTCCCAAGATAACATGAAAGACTTTGCCCTAGCATTTGTTACGGCATTCTTTCTTGTTTGTCTTATTGTGTTTTGTAGTTACATAATAATTTGGGCTTTCCCGTGAAATGGTTACTAATGTTATCAATGTTGTTTACATTGGTGGCATCTAGTAAAGACAAAACTGAATATCGTTGTGTCAGGTGGGCATGGACAGGTGATGTTTACAACCGAAAGGTAGTATGCCTTGAGTGGCAAAAGGTTGAGAAAAAATGATTGATCAAGAAACAGTTAAAAAGTTGTTTCACTATGATGCTGAAAGTGGGATGCTACTTTGGCGTAATAGTAATGGGCGAAATGTTAAACCTTGGCAAGAGGCAAAAGCACTTAATGGTCACGGCTATTACACAGTAAAGGTAAATGGCACTTCCTATAGTGTGCATAGATTGATTTGGCTTTATGTTTATGGAAGTTTTCCAAATAAATACATAGACCATAAAAATAAAATTAGAAATGACAACAGACTTTGTAATTTGCGTGATGTAAATACTACAGATAACGCACAAAACATTTCATTGCCAAGCCATAACAAAAGTGGTCACATAGGTGTGTCGTGGATTAA